CGAACAATAATTCGATCTGACTGGACGGCGGCCTGGAAGCACCGAACAAATAGGCAGAAGCCAGAGGCACGGCAGTCCGAGAAGCAAGTCCGACACCGAACAAGTCCGAGGCCGAAGTCCGAATCCGAGCCCAACACACCGACTGGTGAAGCCCGACCCTCACCGCCTCACCGAACACACCAAGTGATAGCGTTACTTTTTGGTTTTTACGCTACTATGCTCTATCGTCTGTGGGTCGTTATGGGTCTTTGTGGCTGTTTTCATGCGTTTCTGTGCAAGTGTTTGAAATTCTTGTAGTTTTTCCAGTATTTGTTCTCTTGTCATGCTATCAGCTTGTTCATGTAGCACATGAGCCTTATTTACAAGCAGTCCAGTAGCCTTTAATCGCAGTTCTTCAGCACGGATTGCAGCACCATGATTGCCACTTTCCCATGCTTCATTTCTAATCTTGAGCAGATCACGGACTGACTTCTCTACTGTTACACCAAACCTAGTTCTAGCTTCTTCACGCATTTCTTGATAACGCTCTTGGACGACTGGGTTACGCAACAAGCGAACAGCATCAACGCCAGGGTTCGCATATCCAGCAGATCGTGCTGCAGAAGTTTGCGTCATATCTTTGTGCATAAAGTTATCTAAAAAATCCTGTTGTTTATCTGTTAATCGTTTCTGACCAGATAGCCTTTGCTCCCTAGACAAATCTTCTCCTACTCTTGGCATTACTTTTTCTCCTGTTTGATTTCTTTTAAATCTTCTTTTGTTAATGCGTCACGAAAAGTTAAACCAAAATCATATCCTTGTTTGTAATAGGCAGATGATTTGTTTTTAATATCGAGTTCACGATGTGCAACAGCGTCTATGACACCATCACAAAAAAATGATAAATAGCCTCTTCTTTTTTTCTCCAATGGGTTCTCCATTTTAGTCCTCTTTCGTTTTGGAATTATATAGGGTATGGGGTGGGTTACTTACCACCCCCCTATACCCCCTATAGGGGGGGAAGTTCGGTAAGTTGGTAAGTACCAATGAAATCAATGACTTACAAGCTAAAATTAACTTGCAATGGTAAAAAGTAAGTTCGGTAAGTAGATTTGATTTATCTAATATTATCAATGACTTATTACTTCCCTCTGTTTTTACTTACCAAGTAAGTTGGTAAGTGGTAAGTAGATTACTCATAAATGACCAAAATTTTGGGGTTATTTGTTCGTTTAAACCAGGTACCATTATCGGTAGCCTCATAGCCTAAATCACGCATAGCCGCCCAAGTTTGAACCCAGCAATAATGACATTCATCATCACCAAGACCGCTACCTTTGTAGCAGTTTAGTTTATGGTCCATATCAATACGCATTTTTTGAGTTAATCCCATTTCAACGGCACAACCGAGGCAGATTGTTCGTTTATTAACAACCAGTTCTCGGTTACGCAGAATTTGCTCGTTGCATTTTGTGCAGCGAACTCTAGGCAAGTTCTTGGAATTGTGGAAATCCGTCTTCATTTTCCTTATACCTCACCTTTTGATGCAGTTCAAAATCACTATAATTAGGTTCATTTTCCAAGACACCAACACCATTAAGGTTATCGCCATCTGTGATCTTGACCCACATTCGCTCTGAACCAACACCTTTGCTTTTACCAAACGCATTAGCTGGAAAGCGAACTTTGGTAAATCCATCAAGCATAAATACTTCATCAGAAGCCAAACCCCAATTATTTGGTAGTGCAACCATATTCTTGCCTAAACTCTGACCTGCTTTAATTTTATTCATTTTTATCTCCCTTTTGCTTTGTTTGTTAATGGAACATGAGTGCCATCCCAATCGTATTCCCAATCGACACCAAGTTCTAAATCATCATTCTTAGATACTTTTTTTGCTAGATTGAGTTTAAGTTCTTGGGCTTGTTCGGCTTCACGAGCCGCCCAGCACAAATTATCTTTATCCATGCCAAAATCTTCATAGCCTTGAGCAATACAATTATAGTAAAATGCTTGTGGCACATTGAAGCCTTTTCTACGCATAACGTAGAACATACACTTACCCTTTGCTCCTGGGATTTCAAGATTGATATAGATTTTTTTATAAAGATATGGGAAACCCTCGAATCTATCTAAGGCTTTCTCACATTTATCTGTAATCTTCCATAAACCAATAGGCACTTCTGCACCCTTGCACTTAATGATGTCTGCAACACCATTAAATACAAGTTTATAGTCCTTAAGCATAAAACTAATCATAGGCTTTGCTTGTGGACAACGCACTTCCATATTGGACATATTTAGATTCGCACCATACGCACCATAATACATTACGCAGTTACTCCCTCATAAATATGCCAAGCACTATCAAATGATAAAAAGTTTAAACAAACATCTTTTGGATGTTTCTTTTCCATGTGCTTTTGAAACACAGTAGAATTAGCCACTTTTTTTGGATAGGCATATAGTTGATTTTTATCATGGTCTACACAAATGTATTTAGTATTCATATCCCTTTTAAGTTTCTTTTGGTCTACAAAATCATACATCTTTTGATGACACCAAACATCTAAAGGTTCAAATGAATCACCACTTTGTTTAATCAAAAAACTTTTGATGTTTTCAATATCTTTCCATGTGAATGAATCGGCTAAATCTTGTCTATCACAACCACCATGACCATTATTGCTTACATAAATAGCCTTTTTGCCATCAACATAAACAATTGCAGTATAACATGGAGTCTCCTGACTACCACTTGCGAAATACTTAATATTTTTAAGTTCTAGTTTCATAACATACTCTCCTTTTGTTAAAATGTTATACTATATATATAAGCACTCATTACCTATATGTCAAACAATTTTAACTGTGGTTTTACATTTTTTATTCTTGCTTTGGCGATTTCGTAGTATTCTTCTTCTTTTTCTATGCCAATGAACCTAAAATCTTCTTCTCTTGATGCCATGCCAGTTGATCCACTACCCATGAATGGATCGAGCACCAGTCCTCCTTTTGGCGTTACCAAGCGAACAAGATATTTCATTAACTCCACTGGCTTCACTGTTGGGTGATTGTTCGCAGCAACGGACTGGTTACGCTGATGTGGCAGCTCCACTTGTTTGTTTCTTCCATCATAGCTGTATTGCTTGGCTTCTCTACGCCCTAGCCCGAAATTACGCTCATCTTTTGATGTCTTTGCACAGTAGAAATACCGAGAAGCGTTGCCATGATCTCCATAAGCTGGCATAAAATCTCCATCATCATCTTTGTTATCTGACCATATTCCTTTGTGTGTTCGTTGTCTGCTGACCTCCGTGCTGCTCGTTGTTGGAAAGATTTCTTGTATTTGTTCGCTTCCGTCGTGCATCACATTACTGGGCCATCTGCCTCCAGTAGTATCAATGTCTGATGCTTCTTTACGCTTGGCGTTAGATGTCTGACCGAATGATAGCTTGTCTACACCAATTGCAGCCTTACTTTGTTCGCCTTGATCACGGAAGTCTGGCATAGTTTCTGGGTGTTTGACATCTCCCTCTATCCTACAGCCATCAATGTTTATTGCACCAGTTCCGTGTTTCATCACATTGTCTGCTACCGACTTCTCCGACAAAGGCTTTCTTGCCAACACCATTGGTTCATGTGCAGGTTTCAACGCAGTACCCCAACCTTCCCATTCTGAGCTACCTTTAGTTTCCATCTCTGGATTTTTTCTCTCGCCACCATCTCTACCTAAAGAATTATGAAACCCTTTTCCGCCGGGAATCCCATTTTTGTATTGAGGGTGTTTAAATCCAACTTGCACTCTTTTATTACCCGTTTTCTTATCAACTTCTTTGCCTATATTGTGGCTTTTAGGAAACCCACTGCCATACAACCAAATACATTGATCTCTGATTTCAAACCCAGCATCTTCTATGGCAACTGCCATTCTGTGGTATGTTCGTGATCCACTGAACGCAATTAGGTGACCTCCAGGCTTTAACAATTCATAACATTTACGCCATGTGTTCGCTTGGAAAGCTATATCACCTCCATCCCACTCTTTGCCCATAAAACCTTTTGA